AGAAATAGAAGCACGTACAACCGTGAATTTGTACTGTTTCGGCGCTTGGCAGCGCCTACGAGTAGCTAACGGTGTGGGTAGCCCTGAGGCCTTGACCCCACACCCCCTCTCCACGTGGGCCCCGCGTGTGGGAGTCGCGAGGTGTGTTATTGGCACACACACCCAGGGGCGCAATATCCAGATTGCGTTGGGCACGTGCAATTGGGCGTGCGGGTGGAACGGGAATTGATGTCCGTGCGAGGGACTGCGGGAGAGATATTACAACCCGCAGGATCGTTGAATTATCCGATCCCGCCTTGATAAGGGGGTCCTGAGTGTAACGACTGCGAACCCTAACCCAACGTGATGAACAGTCTCCCCTTGCCAGAAGGGGGTCAGCCCTGGAGACTTATAATACGACAACCACCTAGTTGTCCGTCACCCGCCGTGAGTCAATTGACAAAACCCGCGGAAGTCCCCCGGCCTTACACACACCAACTACACAGTTCCATCGCCTGGTAGTTGCTACAAGATGGAGGTCGAAACTCAGTTTCGACCGAGCTTCCTGGCGGGCATATTGCTGCGGCCCACAGGAGGTAGGTTAGCAGCAGAAGCGGGCGGACGCGAATACGCGTCGGCCCTCAACTCGACAATGACCGTCCGTGGGATCACCACGACCCGGTCGAGCGTGGTCCGCTACCACACCTCACCCACGCAGGGTGAGTTGCGGGACAAGCTGGACTTGGCTCCAGAGGGTGCGAGGCGGCTCGTCGCCGAGTACCAAACATCAGGAGAAATGGTCGCCCATTTCTCAAACCTGGCACGGAAGTACGTTAACTTCAGTGCCAACTTCGAGGCCTCAAACCTCGCTGGTCTGGTCGAGCGTATCAGCCTCGGCCTTTCCTTGGCAGCGTGGCACGACAACGTGACCGCGTTTTCTCTCCGGGGCGGGAGAGAGCCGGATATCGCCGCCCTGGGGGCAACGACCACCCCCGTCAACTCAGTGGCCGACTGCGTGTTTATACCGCGTGTCGTCAACACTGTGATCACTGGAGACATCTTCAGTGTTCTGGTCGCCGCCGCCACCGGTTGTGGTGCCGCAGTTGCCACCGACATGCTCGGTGTCAACGACAACGGGGTCGCGCTCCTGAACGATGTGGACGCGCGTAGGTTCCCCCCTGCCGCAGTGGAAGCGCTGCGGCTCCTTGGAGCCAACATGAATGACGCCGGTCAGGGGGCGTTATTCGCACTGGCCTTGACAAGAGGCCTGCACAAGGGGACGGTCGTCCAGTCAACGACCAGGGGGGGCGCGCTTACTCGCGCGTTCCTCATTGCTGGCACATTCAGTGTGCCTTTCGGGGGGATCAATCCTACCCCTGAACCGTATGCCGCCCTCCCGGCACTCAACTCCAGCGACGGGGTTGCAGTTGGAGGTTACGTCGACGGGCTGTGTCTTGCCACAGCTGCTGCGGTCGCACACTGCGACCCAGGGACCACGATCGAGGGGTTGTGGTACCCTACGACGTATGTCACCCCTCGACACGACGCCTTTGGCGTCGCGGGTTCCGTCCCAACCGCGGACCCACTCAATGGGGCCTCATTATGGCCCCAGATCATCTCGGAATCCGGCAGGTTCCTTGGTGAGTACGTGTCGGCCCTCGGCCGGCTATTCTCTGCCGAAGACGGGCTCGGTTTAGCCAACCGAGCTGCGTGCACCATGGCACACCTTGCCCTGGTGGACGACTGGGGATGCGACGACGCCACCGTCGCTCCTTATTTCTGGATCGAACCAACTTCGATCCTGCCTCAGAACTGGCTCGGCTCGGCCGCCGAACGAAGCATGTCTGGGGCCCTCGTTACGCCCGGCGGGGAGGTCACACTCCCCGCTGTTGAAGGCGTTCAACCCGTGGGCGATTCCACGGGACCTTGGGCGGGTTACGTCCTCGAACTCTCCTCCGCAAGGAGGAATCCACTCTTTATCCACTTCGGTGGGCAAATGAGTGAACACTTGGGCACGATTGTGCCGCGTCAACTTGACGTGGAGACAGTCGTACACCCCAAGCTCAGGGCTGAGCAGGCAGCCCTGAGGGACAGGCTGCAGGCCAGCCTGGGACTTGACCAGTACGTCCACCTGCCGGAGAGGATGCCCATCCCCTCTCCTGATAACTTCATGCACGTCGGGTGCAGGATGGGCGTTGAAGTGGTTCACGAACAATTCGTGAACTACAGGATGTATCCTTCGATGCTTCCTGCTGCGCACGAGTTTGCGCACTCAACCGTCACGCTCAGCGTGACAAAGCCGTTCGGGGTACCGGCAGGGGCCGCCCCCGAAATCGAATGTGGGTTCTCCCACGAGCCAACGCGGACAGCGCTCATGCTGTCACAAACCTCGCACAACCTGCGGGGTCCTTCATCAGTGGCCTTTACAGGCATGCTGATCTCCACCTCGGCCCCCGCCGCCCCAAGATACACGTCCGGGCAGGGGAGGTCGAGACGTGTGGCGCTCGGTGACGAGCGTCATGAGGTTGGGTCTGCCGGCGTAGACCACAACCCGTCACCACCTGTGCCAGTTGGCAACAGGCTCGGTGTGACGACACACCATGACGCCGGACGCGGTCCCGCTCCCATCCGCCGGGCGGACCAAGTACGTGGTGGCGGTGGCGGCGCTCCACAGCGTCGTCGGGATGACGGTCAGGCGCAAGACCCAGTTGCGCCCCCCCCTGCACACGGTGAACCTGCCCCCCCTGAGGTGGACGAACCATAATGCAGGACGCCGTCGCGGTGCGGGCTGCCGAAGTTGGCCCCCTAGGTGTTGAACTTTTGCGAGTGATAGACACCTTTGCAGCATGGACTCGCACACACTTTCCGAGAGAGCTCGTTGCTGGCATGTCAAGATTACAGGTCCAGCGACAACAGCTCGACTCGATCCATCCACTGCTTGCACCAGCAATCGCAACATTGTTGCTCGACTACCCTCTACAACTTGAACTCGACCATGGGGTAGTCATGCGACTCGTTGACCTTGCACTGCCACGCATTGACGCTGAGCCCGCCGAACCAGCCAAGAACCAGGCGTTACGCCAGCACGTCAAGCGCAACTCCCCCAGACACAACCAGTACATGGAACTTGCCTCCGCAATCCGTCACGACAAGCCCTTCCGCCTCGCGTGCTTCCCCGAAAAGAAACTTCAAGCCGCGACTGCCAAGAAGAACTTCTCGACTAGACGATTGCTGGATTCGGTTTCACGTGAGCTCGGCGCGTCATTCTTGGGGTGGTTAGTGGCACATTGCGCGTGTAAAGTTACTGACGACCAGTTCCAGATGATTATCATCTTCGGGCTCACGCTATCCACCCGCCTTGGCAGGCACGCATATTTATATGCACTGTCTATGGTTACAAATCCCTCACACGCAAAATCGCTGAACGTCGTGTTGAAGGGACTTGGAGCCAACGCTTCAACGCCGGGGTGTTGGTTTGTGGAGGGTCAGGGCCTTCTGGGGCGGGGCGTCGGTGATGTGGATTGGAATAGTGAAATACCGTACAGGTGCGATCCTGACCTCGTCCGTGAGAAGACGATCAATGTCGACCCCGAAACAATCAGACCACACATCAGAGCCATCCTTGAACGGGAATTGGTTAATAGAAATGACCTCCCGGACATGGAGGATTTCTGGACTTCACGTTGGTTGTGGTGTGTTAACGGTAGTCAGACATCCGACTCGGACAAGGCCCTCGGGCTTGATCTTAAGACCCTGCAGACCCACCGCAGACGCTACAGGCGCATGGCTGCAGAGGCACTTGTCGATAATCCTATTCCGGATTGGGACGGGACTACCTACGTCTCCGCCAGTTCCAAACTGGAGGTGGGCAAGACTAGGGCGATTTTCGCCTGTGACACCAGATCCTATTTCGCTTTCTCTTACCTGTTGAATCAGGTTCAAAAGGACTGGCGGAACGAGCGTGTCTTGCTTGACCCCGGGAATGGCGGGACGGTGGCAATGGGCGCTCGGCTCAGGAATGCGCAGAAAGGGGGTGGTTTCAATTTGATGTTGGATTACGACGATTTCAATTCCCAACATTCGACTGAAACCATGAAAATCGTCTTCGAAGAAACCTGTAAAATCTACAACGCGCCGGCCTGGTACACAGATAAACTATGTTCCAGTTTCGACAAGATGTACATCAGACAGAAAGACGGCTTGCGACATGTAGCTGGTACACTCATGTCTGGCCACAGAGGGACGACTTTCATCAACTCTGTTTTGAACGCAGCGTACTTGAGGTGTGGCGTCGGAAGCGGTTGGTTCGATCACGCGCTCTCGTTGCATACGGGTGATGATGTTTACATCCGGTCTAACAGTAGATCGGAGGTTAGCAACATCCTTACCCGTGCAGCCGAGTTCGGGTGTCGTATGAATCCAACCAAACAATCGATCGGGGTCAAAAACTGCGAATTCCTGCGGTGTGCGTACAACCCGTACTACGCGGTAGGATATTTGTGTCGTACGGTTGGGACCCTGGTCAACGGTAATTGGTCTGGTGACACACCCCTTACCCCCCACGAGGCATTGACGTCACTGTTGACGTCACTCCGAAGCCTTTACAATCGCTCACTGGGGGGTGGGTTGGGTCGCTATCTCGCGAGTGCTATCCGTTTTAGAACGGATGGTATATCGCGAAAGAATCTGATCGGACTACTGGACGGTCGGATTGCCATCGAGGGGGGGCCATGTTTCAATGCTGACGCCAAAATAAGAACATGTGCCCTCAAAAACACAATCAAGCCAAGTCCCCTAGTCGACAAGAACTGGGATGCGTACGCAACCAGAGACTATCTCGTGTGCCACACGACAGACTTAGAGTACTACGCGTTGCAGAACTGCGGGGTGAGTCCGACTCCACTCATGGTTACCACTTCTTATGAAAAAGGGTTAAATCGTGAGTCTGAGGAGGTCAAGCCGCTGAAGTTTTGCAACATGCGGGTCTCTACGGCACGCGGGTTCGCTACCGTGTCTGAACTCCTAAAAGTTGACACGGAGGGAGGGGTCTTGGCGCACTACCCTCTACTCATGCTCATCAAAGACTCCTTGAGCCCGAGTCTGATTCGCGAGCTTTGTGAGGCTGACGGTTATACGCCGCCGTCGGAAAATATACGAGCGTACGCCTTCGGGGAAGACTTCCGGACTCACAACATCATCGGCCGGTTGCCATACAGCGATGCCGCTGCCCTGCAAGGGAAGACCAGCTGCGACAACATCGTCGCAGACTACAAGATCTATTTGTAGTGCACAAACGTGTGCCTGGTACTATACTTCGGCCCCCGAGGGGGGGCTAAAATTGCT